ATTGTAATTTTAATTCTGGTTCACCACCCTCATTACTGGCTTTTATTCTAATTGATGGACTTGTACCCTCAACGTGCAATTTTTCATTCGGATTATTTGTGCCGATACCCACGAGTCCTGCATTTGTAATACGCATTCTCTCTGATGCTGAACTAGCTCCATCTGCAGTTGTTTTAAAAATAAGTCTACCAGGCATATCTCCATCACCAGGAGTTGCATCAACTTCCGCGACAATTTGTGCTCCTGTTTCATATGAGTTACCGTCTGAACCTTGGAATAATATTGAACCTAAATCATCACCAGCTTGGACGACAGTATGAGAGCCGATTGTGGTATTTCTACTTTTTCTAAATATAAAATTAGCACTATCTTGGTCACCAGCATGATTGTCAACATAAATATTTGATTGAACACCTGATGCACCTGCAATTGATAACTTACCAGTTGGCGATGAGGCTCCGATACCAATATTATCTGTAACAATTAAATTACCGTCATTTAAATCTATACCACCACTCACATTTAATGAACCAGTCATATTGTGAACGTCATCACTACTGTTACCAAATTGTGTAGAACCACTTGTGAATAAAATTGATGCTGAGGTAAACTCAGTATGTATTTCTTGAGCAGTTAGTGTTCCAGCTACCGTTAAATCTGCTTCAGTTGTTACGTTACCTGTCAGCGTAGTCGTACCAGCTACACTAAGATTTGTACTATTTAATAGTTGTAATGAATCTGAACGTAATCTTGCTGTAATTGTTTGGGAACCAGCTTTCATATTAGAGAATTCTATTATACCATCTTCTGAACCATCACTAGCATCTTGTATTTTACCACTTAA